AATATGAGTAGAAATGAAGGTGGAAAGACCAGTAAGAAGATTGATGTCATCTTGGGTGGCATGGAAACAATCGGTAGTGCTGAACGTAGTTGTGACGTAGATATGATGCGAGATACATTCTACAGCATAACCGAAGGTGCTTACTCAAAGTTATTGTTTGAACTATTTGGTAAAGAGAGAGTTGAAGCAGAACTAGAAAAGTTCTTTAAGTTCGACTTCTTCCCTAGAGTCGGTGGCGGCATTGGTATTACTAGACTGATACCAGCCCTTCAAGCTATCGAAACGATATAAAATATAATCTGGGGTGGTGAAACTGGCAAACACGCACGACTGTTTATCGTGTAGCGAAAGCTTTGAAGGTTCGACTCCTTCCCCCAGAGCCAGTTTTTTCATATGAGGTATTGACAAATAGCATAACTAGTGTTATATTAAAAGTTATAAATAATGTTGTAGTGCAGATAATCTGGCTATAACATAATCTTGCTTGATCAAAGGAGATACACATGACAGGCTTACATCAACTATTCCCACGTTCATCTTTTGTTGGATTTGACCATCTGTTTAGCGAACTAGAATTTACTGCTAAACACGCTCAAGACCACTACCCACCACATAACGTTATAAAGCATGGAGATGATCAATACCTCATCGAACTTGCTGTGGCTGGGTTTACACAGGATGAGATATCTGTAGAGGTTAAAGATAGAACTTTAACAATCACAGGGGAACACGTCTCTAAAGGTAGAGAGTTCATCCATCGTGGTATTTCGACAAAGAAATTTAAACGAACCTTTAGGCTGTCCGAACACGTAAAAGTAAACGGAGCAGATATTCAAGATGGTATTCTGGCAATAGACTTGCAGTATAGCGTCCCAGAAGAAATGCGTCCTCGTAAAATCAATATTGGTCAAACGAGGAAACAACATGACACAATTAATACTACTACAAGCCAACTACTTACTGAGTCCGATAAGTGACTTAATACAGACGATACTAAGATTCTTCTCTAAACTTGGAGCCATTGCCGAAACTAAATCAGCAATACGACAAACTGAGAGAGAGCTTGGGAGACTGTCTGATTATGAACTAGCCGACATAGGATTAAGCAGAGGTGATATCCACTACATAGCTAGACAGAAACCCATTGTTGCAACTGTACTAAATTGCAAACAGAATACAAATCTGAAGGGATGGGTCTAATGACAGTTTTAGTAGACAACTATATATTCTCGCCCTTGTCGGGTTTGTGGTCTTCATTAGAACGATGGTTTCTGATGGGGGGTTACAAAAGAGCGGCAGTGGAACTCGCAAGGCAGGGGTATCATACTCAAGCCAAGAGATGTATGTCAGAGCTTAAAAAACTATAAAAAATAAAGGGGGCAAGGGTGTTGACATTTTTGCCCCTTTAATATATTATATAAGTTAAGTGAGAGTAAGAGTATTATGATATTAACTGATGGCACAACTTCCCTAGACTATTTTGAATCATTTCCTACGGATATTAAGTCTGTGGGATTATCTCTCTCTGGGGGGGCTGATTCCGCATTAGCATTTTATTGCTTATTAAAAACTTTATCTGACCGAAATCAAGATACTCTAGTATATACAATGCATGGATATGATACATTCAGAACAGTAGCTAGAAGTTATGAAGCGGCTGATGCTGTATACGAATATATAGTATCTCTTTTTAATATAGAGGTTCCACCTCTGCATACTTTTGCATTTTATAAAAACAAAGCCGTAGGAAAATATGAGTGGTTTTTCCCTAACTACATATACTTAAAGAACAAATACAACATAGAAGATATGATTACATCAATGACATTAGGTATGCCTGATAGAAAACGCCCAAATTGGAATGAAGATAAATATGAGCTTACGGAAGAAGAAGTCATTGCAATGTCTAAAGAAGCTCCTTTAAGGTTCCCTTTTGCCACTGTTGATAAGAAGTTTATAGCTCACCAATATAGGAAACTAGGATTAAGTGATCTATCCGCTTTAACGTCTAGCTGTGTTGGTGATCAAAAAGTGCCATGCAAAAAATGCTGGTGGTGCGAAGAGCGTTACTGGGCTTTTAAAAGTTACGATGGTGATAAAATACGTAGTTGACTTTCTTGATAGAATAGGTTACAATATAAGCTAAGTGTAAGTTTGGAGGATATATGAACTTTTATACTAGCGTGAATCGATACGGCAATTCCATCTTGTATCGTGGCGTAAATAACTATGGAAAACGAATAGAAGCCAAGTACAAGTTTCAGCCGAAGCTATACCTTCCCTCTAACAAGGGAACGGCAAAGCATAAGTCTATAGACGGCGCTCAGTTAGAAGAGATAAAGTTCTCTTCTATGTCTGAAACAAAAGACTTCTTAAAAAGATATAAGGATGTTGATAACCTAGATGTGTATGGTAACCAAAACTTCATACACCAGTTTATCGCTGACAAGTTCCCCACAGAAATAAAGTTTGATAGTAGCAAGGTCGATGTATGTTACATTGATATTGAGGTTGCATCTGATGAAGGCTTCCCATTTCCTGAGGATGCCGCTCACCCTGTTATCTCTATTGCTCTCAAGTCAAGCCTTAGTAATGTGTATCATGTATGGGGATTAGATGAGTATGATGCTGAGAAGGTTTACAGCGATAAACTTATCGTGCAATATCGACATTGTAAGAGCGAGACCGAACTCCTTGCCAAGTTTGTTGAGTGGTGGAACAAGAACTGTCCTGATGTTATCACAGGTTGGAACGTAAGACTATTCGACATTCCTTATCTTGTCAATCGTATCAGACGTATTGGATCTGAGGAAGCAGTCAAGCGACTATCTCCATGGGGGCTAGTGTCTCAACGTGAACTCCATATCAAAGGTAAACGTATGGATGCCTATGAGATTACTGGTGTGCAACAACTTGACTACTATGATCTGTTTCAGAAGTTTGGCTACTCGTATGGAGCACAGGAGTCCTACAAGCTAGACCATATCGCATACGTAGTTCTTGGGGAACGTAAACTGTCTATCGAAGAACATGGCAACTTGTACACTCTATACAAAGAAGATCACCAGAAGTTCATCGACTATAACATTCGAGATGTGGAACTTATTGAGCGCCTTGAAGAGAAGATGGGTCTGATTACCCTTGCGATAACTATGGCATATAGGGGCGGCGTGAACTATGCTGATACCTTTGGCACTACAGCCATATGGGATTCAATCATCTATCGGGAACTGAATGCTACTGGCACTATTGTTCCACCTAACAAACATAAGATGAAATCACCATACCCCGGCGGGTATGTCAAAGAACCTATGGTTGGCTCTCATGATTGGGTAGTATCTTTCGACTTGAACAGTCTGTATCCTAATCTCATTGTCCAATACAATATGTCACCAGAGACTATACTTCCTAACAAGTCTTTTCCTCATGGGGTAGACTACTATCTAAACAAGTCTTGCGACACAGAGGGCGTCTCTGTAGCCGCTAACGGCTCTGCATTCACAAAAGAGTTCCAAGGGATTGTTCCAAAGATTATTGAGAACTATTATTCTGAGCGTAGTGTTATTAAGAAGTCTATGCTCATTGCTCAACAGGCATATGAGAAGACGAAGACTATTGAGCTTGAGCGTGAGATTAACCAACTAGAGAATAGGCAGATGGCTATTAAGATCTTGCTCAACTCTCTCTATGGTGCGCTGGGCAATCAATACTTCAGATACTTTGATATGCGTGTGGCAGAGGGTATTACTTTATCAGGGCAACTATCAATTCGTTGGGCAGAGATTGCCATGAACAAAGAGATGAATAAGTTGCTAGGAACTGTAGACAAAGACTATGTTATCGCTATCGATACAGACTCTTTATATGTCAACTTTTCTCCACTTGTTTCCAAGTTAAACCCAAAAGATCCTGTCAAGACACTTAGCAAGATATGTGAAGACCACTTCGAAAAGGTATTGGAGAAGTCTTACTCTGAACTGTTTGACAAAATGAATGCCTTCAAACCACGTATGGTTATGGGCCGTGAGGTTATTGCTGATCGTGGTATATGGGTAGCCAAGAAACGATACATCCTAAACGTGCATAACAACGAAGGTGTTCAATACGCAGAACCAAAACTCAAGATGATGGGCATTGAGGCTATCAAGTCTTCAACACCTGAGGTTGTTCGTAATAAGTTCAAAGAGATCTTTCGTGTGATTATTGAAGGTAATGAGGCTGATGTTCAGAAGTACATAAGAGATTTCAGAACAGAGTTTAAGTCTCTACCACCAGAGTCTGTGGCCTTTCCCAGAGGTGTGAGTGATGTTGGCAAGTGGGAGTCTAAGCAAAGTATATACTTAAAAGGGACACCGATACACGTGCGGGGGTCTTTACTATACAACAAAGCTATCAAAGACAACTCACTAGAACGTAAGTATGAAACTATCAAGAATGGTGAGAAGATTAAGTTCATTTACCTACGTAAGCCTAACCCTATTAAGGAAAACATAATATCGTTTCCAGCGGTTTTACCTAAAGAAATGCACTTGCATAAGTACGTAGATTATGATATAATGTTTGGGAAGACATTCGTAGAACCCTTGAAGTTTATTCTAGACGCTATAGGGTGGAGTGTAGAACCAAGAGCAACGCTGGAAGATTTCTTTGGATGACATATTCAGTAACTATATTTGAAAGTCAATATGATAATCAGACTCATCGTACACTTGATTTCGATGAGTGGGATCAGTTTGAGAAGTTCCTATATAAATTATCAGAAAGACCTCTGGAAGGAAAGAAAAATGCTGAACTTATATCTCCCGCTATCTATCAAGATGGCTCAACTAGATCCAATAAAAATGTATTGCGCTGGGCAAGTTGGTGCGCTGTTGATGTTGATGATCACACATTTGAGGGGGATCTAAAAGATGAACTTATTCGGCTTTATGGGAACTACTATTTTGTTTGCTATTCTACTGCAAGCAGTAAGCATGGTTTACCAAAGTTTAGGTTATGCTTCCCAACTAGAACGCCTATCGAAAAAGAGTCTATCAAACATTTCTGGTTTGCACTCAACTCAGAACTCAATTCGATTGGAGATAAACAAACTAAAGACCTATCTAGAATGTATTATGTCCCTGCTACGTACAATGGTGCTTTCAACTTTATTTTTACTAATACTGGCGGTAGCCACATAAATCCTACGGAGCTAATGTCCAAGTGGGAGTATAGTGAAAAGAAGGATAGTAAGAACTTTATGGATCGTCTACCAGAGGAATGGCAGAGACAGATCCTAGACTATCGTAAAGATAAAATGACTAACACTGACATAGTTTGGTCGGGATATGAGGACTGCCCATTTGTTAACAAGAGACTTGTAAAAGACTTTAAGAACATTGCTCATATCGACAATAGCGGTAGGTATGCCATGATCTATAAGCTTATGGTATCTATTGCCAGTAATGCTGTTGGTAAACAATATGCTATTACTGCTAGTGAAATAGAAACGTTATGTAGGCAGTTGGACGGTGAAACTGGTAATCGATATGAGAGTCGGCCTCTTCATGTAGAGGCTAACAACGCTTTGGAGTATGCGTATAAGAATGGAGTTATATCATGAGCACTTTACTTGAGTTCTTGGATTCAGACAATGATAAGGTAGGAAACTTTCCAGAAAAGGAATGGGTCAATATGCCTGAGTTTGTATCTGAAAAGGTAGAGCCATATGCAAAGGTCATTGTTCGTTTTGATAATGAACAGGACTTGAAAGAGTTTTCTGAAATGATTGGTCAGAAGGTTAATGTAAAAACAAAAAGCATTTGGCATCCACAACTAGATCGTGGTAAGAATGGCGGCTTACGTTGGGTAGAAGATGACAAGTCTTAACATACTTAAACAACTTAGCAACACCGCTGAGAGTGATGAGTGTTATACACC